ATAGTTCAGCAGTAGTGCCATCAGTAAGTGATACACTATTGATAGATGGAAGAACTAAAGCAGAGGTACCTCAAGGCGCTTGGAAACAATACAACTTATATGTTGGTGATTCCCCAGCAAGCCTTCCCGTAACAACAACAACAGACAACAATACTGTAACTAACTCAACTAATGTTGGGTTGAAATCTCCTAACCCACTTATTAAAGCGGGTATGATAGTAAAAGGTGCTGGTTTACCAGATGCTGGTTTAGCAATTGCTTCTGTAACAGATGCAAGTAACTACGTGTTATCTTCTGCTGATTCAATTGCCGCAGATGCTACTTTAACGTATACATATGCTGCAAGTTCAAAAATAAAAGTTCATACTGTAAATAATGAAGCTATAACGTTTCATAATCCAGTTAAAGGAGAAATATTACCGGTTAGTGTAGTGCAAGTATATGCTACAGGAACAGAAGGTGGTGTAGAAAATTTAGTCGCATTAAGTTAAAAATAGAAATTATGAATTGGATATCAAAACAAAACGCCCAACGTAAAGCAAATCTTTTAAAGTATAATCCAGTAGTTGATCATGCTAGCAAAGGCCCTGAACAAAGAGGTAAAAAATTACAAAAGAAAATATTAAATCTTTCTGAAAAACATAAAGGATTACATGATGCAGTTATAGAAGGTCATGGCCAAAATAAATATACTACTGGTGATTATGATGTAGATAGACAAAAACTTTATAAAGTTGATGAAAAGCTGGAAAATAAACTAAGTAAATGGAAAAAAAGATTTGGTGAAGATTTTTCACAATGGGATAACTCACCTAGTATGGAAGGACCTTTAAATAAACAAAAAAGATTTGATAAAACTGTAAGTAAAGCTGAGGCTGCTTATGATGAAGGTAATTATAAAAAAGCTTATAGAAAAGGTAAGTCAGTAGCTAGACAAGCCAAAAGGCATGGAGTTATGAGCAGTGAAGAAGCTAAAAATTTTAAACAAGATATGAAATCAAGCTTAGGGATGGATATGCAAGGACCTTTAAATAAAGGGTGTGCAAAATCTGATGGTGGACCTGGATGCGTACAAAAAAGAGGTGGCGAATACGTAATAATAAATAACAAAAAACCTGGAAATCAAATATGGCGCAGTGGATTTTCATCTCGAAAAGCTGCAAATGATAATTTAGCAGCTTATCATACAAATAAATAAATAGTTATGACACTAAGCCCCGGAATGATAAAAATATTAGGTTCTATTGCTTCTTCAGCAATGAGTAGTAAAGGTAAAGAGGAATCTAAACCACAACCTAAGCTTAATGCAAATTTTTTAATAGATGCAGATAAGCAAGCTCCGCAAACTCCATTAAACAATCGTGATAAAGTAAAAGTATTCAATACGCGCCCATTAAGCACACGGCTTAAAGGAGTTGAAGTAAATAATCCTAGTTTAGAAATAAAAGGAAATACTTCTGGTGTAGAAAACTTAAAAATAGATACACCTGAAACTAGATCTTATACATCTAGAGAAAGAAAGTTGATGGATAGATTAGACAGAAGAGAAGCAAGAAGAACAGACAGAATTGATAGTAGAGAGTTTAGAAGAAAAAAAAGATTTGACGCAAGAGATGCTAATGAAGGTAAAACATATCAAGAAAAAAGAGGTACTGATGTAGGTAACTTTTTTAGAAGATTTAGTAATCCTGCAGCTGATCAAAATCCGCCTACAAATGGTGGAAATACAGGTGCAACAAACTATGATAATAAAAAAGAAGAGGCTAAAACTGATACTAAATTAAATACTAATTGGAATATTGATGGCTCATACTCACCATATAGAACACCAGGGTATATGGGTTTAGATCATAAAACAATATCATTATTACCAGAAGATTCTCCTTTTAGAAAAAATACTAAATTACAAAACAATAAAAAATAAATAAAAATGGGAAAATATGAACATCCAACAGGTGCAATCGGTGGAGGCAAGAACCTGTCTAACGCAAAAACTCCACGTGACAAAGACATAAAAGATATGCCTTTATTTAAAATGGGTAAACCATATGAAATGGGTATGTCTATGCGTGGACCACTAGATAAGCATGGCAAAGTTTTTACAAACTCTTGGGAAGAAGAAGATGTAAAAAGAGGTAGAAAAGAAATGGCTGAAGGTCATAAAGGTCATGCTGAAGCATTATTTGATGATGCTCATGGTAGCTGGAACTGGAGTAAAAGTCATCATTCAACAGGTGCTGAAATGACAGGCCCTTTAAAGGGTAATGCTTTTGGTCATGCTATGCAAAAAGCTGGAGGTGATTACGATAAAGCAAAAGCTATGTTAAAAATGACAGGCCCTTTAAATCAAAAGACATATCAACAAAGTAGTTTTGAAGCTGTGAGTGAGGAAGAATTTAAAAAAAGGCAAGCTAAAAGAAACGCAAAACAAGGTGCTGCGGAAGGTAGTAATGAAGCTGCTGCGGAAGGTGCTGGTGAACTTGGTAAAAATCAAAAGCTGAAAACTAACGTGGAAAGAAAAATAACTCTCAGAAAATAAAACAGTAGAGTCTGTATAAAACTCACCATATAAACATTCACAACAATCATTAACAAAAATCAAAAATCAAAATTATGGCAAAGTACATTTCACTTGATTCATCCGCGTCTGGCTTAGACAGCGGGGATTTAATCATTAACGCAGAAAACATTATGTATGTAGAAGCAGATTCAGGAACATCAACTAAAGTTTTTTTAAACGCTGGTCCAACTGGAGCTGATTTAATCACAATTACACACACATCTACAGGAACAACTCCTTCAATGAGAGACGCAATTAATTACGCACTAACTGCTAATCCAGGTGGTGTAAAAGCTAAAGTACAAAACCCTTCAGGTATTAGTATTTCAGCTGTAGTAGTATCATAATGAAATCTAGAGGCTTAGGCGACGACATAGAAAAGTTTACTAAAGCAACTGGAATTAAAAAAGTTGTTGACGCGGTTTCACAGGGTTTAAATATACCCTGTGGCTGCGAGCAACGAAAAAACACTTTAAATAAAATGTTTCCTAAAAAGTAATGGCATTTAAACTTAATAACCCACCATATTCTCTAAATAACACACCTGTTTATCATGTGCCTTTAGAAGAAGGAGTATTAGGTAAAGCTGATAGAAACGGAAGCATTTTAATTAATAAAGATGTAACGTGTCCTGACCAAGAACAGGATATTGTAAATCACGAAATGGTTCATCACGATCAAATGAAAAGAGGTGATCTTGATTATGACGATAAAAATGTTTACTGGAAAGGTAAAGTTTATCCTCGATCTAAAATGAGTGAAGGTGATAAAAACCTTCCATGGGAAAAAGAAGCGTATAAAAATAGTTAATTATGAGTAAATTTAGTTCACCATTTATGGCAAAAAGCCCTTTGAAACAAAAAAATTCTAAATCAACATTTGGAGGTACAACAGACACTCCTGATCAAATTAGAGAAGAAGAGGCAACAAACCAATTAATGGATGAAGGTAAAATTACAGAAACAGATAATAAAAGCCAAAGAAAAATTAAAAGAAGAGTTAAAAAGCTTAAAAGAGAAGAGATAAAGGCTATTAGAAAACAAAATAGATAACATGTCAAAACCTAAAAAGAAATTCGCAGAAAGTACTGTAGGTAAACTTTTATTTGGTGCTGCTTCAATAGTAAACCCAACACTTGGGAATGTACTTAAAGGAGTAACGTCACCAAAAGAAGCTATAGCAGCTATAGGTAAATCAGATGTAAGCTCTGATGACAAAATAAAATTACAACAATTAATATACGAGCAACAGAATAAAGAAATGGAGTCTATCACCTCAAGGTGGCAGGCGGATGCCGCATCAGATTCGTGGCTTTCGAAAAATGTACGTCCATTAGTTTTAGTGTGGTGTATTGTTGTATTTTCACTAGCAGGATTACTTGATAGTGTAGATACAATACCATTTCATATAGGTGAAACATGGAATGACACTTTCGAGAAGGTCATGATGGCCGTCGTTTTGGCATACTTCGGTGGACGGAGTGGAGAAAAGGTTACAAGTATATTTAAAAAGTAAATAAAACACGTAACTATATTAATAAGTAAATTAATAAATTAAATTCAATTAAAATGAGTGAACCAAACAAAATCAAAGAAGACCAATTAAAAAAAATTCAAGAGTTTCAAAGACAGTTAAATCAACTGCTAAATGAAACAGGAATTTTAGAAGTCCAAAAAACCGCAGTATTAGCACAATTTCATGAGGTTAACAAAAAAACCGAAGAGTTTAAAAAAGAACTTGAGGAAGAATATGGATCAGTAAATATTAATTTAGCTGATGGTACATATGAGCCAATTGAAAAAGAAGAAGATAAAAAAGAAGAATAATGTCGTCAGTTATCAGAAAAATCAGCATTGGTTCTGATTATAAAACCGATGCAATGCATTATTCTGTTGGTCAGTCCGTATATGGTGGTCATACTATATCACATATAATAGCTGATCAAAAAGACAATTCTTACAACATTTTTATCAAAAAAAATGACGAGGTGTTGCCATGGAAGAAGTTCAATTCTAACATGGCAATATCCGTTGAGTACGACTTAGAATATTAATGAACAGTTTATTCGATTTTATCGTTGAGCCTTACGGCCAGCGATATAATAATGAAGTAAAAGTAGGTGACAAAAGCTTAATAATTAATACTAAGCTTGAAAGTTACAAATCTGTTAATAACATAGGAAAAGTTATTTCAACTCCTTTAGCATATAAAACGCCTATAAAACCTGGTGATCTTGTATTAATACACCACAATGTATTTAGAAGATTTTATGATATTAGAGGAAATGAAAAAAATAGTAGAGCTTATTTCAAAGATAATATGTATTTTGTTCAATTGGATCAAGTATATTTATACAAAAGAAACAATAAATGGAATGCGTTTGGCGATAGATGTTTTGTAGCACCGCTAAAAAATTATGATGAAATTAACACTTCTTTAGAGCAAAGCCTTATTGGGATACTAAAATACGGTAATAGTGCGTTAGAAGCGTTAAAAATAAGCGAGGGGGACGTTGTAGGGTATACTCCATTCGGAGAATATGACTTTATTGTAGATAATAAACGTCTTTATTGTATGAAATCTAATGATATTGTAATTAAGTATGAACGTAAAGGAAACGAAGAAGAATATAATCCAAGCTGGGCAAAGAGCAGTTGATGAGTTAATTAAGGTTGCAAAAGAGCCTATAGTAGATTCAGAAGATGATATATCTGCTGACAGACTAAAAAATGCAGCTGCTACAAAAAAGCTTGCTATATTTGATGCGTTTGAAATACTTACACGTATTGAAGAAGAAAAAAATATATTAGATAACAAACCTACAGAAAAAAAGGATAATACCTTTAGTGGATTTGCTGAAAGAAGATCTAAGTAATGTATAAACAAACATTATATAAAATAATCGAACCTATTAAACCTCAAGTAATTAAAAGGTTAAATAGACATAAAAAATGGGAATATGGATACAATAAAGAATATGATATCGTCGTTATATCAAAAACTGGTAAAATTGGTGAAGTATATGAAATCCAAAATCTTAGGATAGCATTACCCGCTGTAGACGATATTTATAAAAGATCTGATAAAAAATCAGAACAATACTGGGAAGTGTTTCCACACAGGCCAGAACTGAAAAAAATTAAAACTATATTTGATTGGAAAGCTTACCCAGAAACATTCAAACAAAATTTACATGGATATATTGATAACGAATTTAAAAGACGTGAAGAAGGCTTTTGGTTCTATAATAAAGGTGTTCCTACCTATCTTACTGGTACTCACTACATGTATCTCCAATGGTCAAAGATCGATGTCGGGCAAGCCGACTTTCGAGAAGCAAATAGACTCTTCTTTATTTTCTGGGAAGCGTGCAAAGCTGATACAAGATGCTATGGAATGTGCTACCTTAAAAATAGACGAAGTGGCTTTTCTTTTATGGCGTCAGGGGAAACGGTCAACCTTGCGACAATATCTAGCGACGCTCGATTCGGTGTCTTATCGAAATCAGGTGCAGATGCTAAAAAAATGTTCACAGATAAAATTGTTCCAATCTCAGTTAATTACCCATTCTTTTTCAAACCGATTCAAGATGGGATGGACCGACCGAAAACAGAACTTGCCTATAGGGTTCCAGCTTCCAGATTCACTAGAAAAAAGTTGGACACAAATGTACAGATTGAAGAAATCATTGGGCTTGATACCACCATCGACTGGAAAAATACTGGTGATAACTCCTATGACGGAGAAAAACTTGCGCTACTTGTACATGATGAAGCGGGAAAATGGGAAAAACCTGAAAATATTCTCAATAACTGGAGAGTTACCAAAACAACGTTAAGATTAGGTAGTAAAATTATTGGTAAATGTATGATGGGGTCAACGAGCAATGCTCTTGACAAAGGTGGTAGAAACTACAAAAAACTTTATTATGACTCAGATGTTACCAAAAGAAACCGCAATGGACAGACTAGCTCAGGATTATATTCTTTGTTCATACCTATGGAATGGAACTACGAGGGATACATTGATACTTATGGATACCCTGTCTTTGATACTCCAAAACAAGGGATTGAAGGAATCGATGGTCAAAAGATTGAGATCGGCGTCATTGAGCATTGGGAAAACGAGGTAGATGGCCTTAAGGACGACCCAGACGCACTTAATGAATTATATAGACAGTTTCCACGTACTGAAAAACATGCGTTCAGAGATGAAACAAAACAATCTATATTTAATTTAACAAAAATTTACGAACAAATAGATTATAATGAGGATTTGAAATATTCTGGAGTAATAACTCAAGGTAATTTTCAATGGGAAGGTGGAATTAAAGATACTAGTGTACAATTTTTTCCTAGCAAACAAGGTAGGTTTTTAGTTTCATGGGTACCAGATGTACATCAACAAAATAGATATATTATAAAACATGGTAAAAAATATCCTGCAAATGAGCATATAGGCGCTTTTGGATGTGACTCATATGATATATCTGGAACAGTAGACGGTAGAGGATCAAAAGGTTCTCTTCATGGTTTAACAAAATTTACAATGGATGGTCCTCCTAATTTATTCTTTTTAGAATATATTGCACGGCCACAAACAGCAGATATGTTTTTTGAAGATGTTTTAATGGCATTACACTTTTATGGTATGCCTTTATTAGCAGAGAATAACAAACCTAGATTATTATATTATTTAAAAAGAAGAGGTTATAGAGGTTATTCAATGAATCGTCCAGATAAAACAATGTATAAATTATCAGTAGCTGAAAAAGAAATAGGCGGTATACCTAATTCTAGCGAAGATGTAAAACAAGCTCATGCAGCTGCAATTGAATCATATATTGAAAGTTTTGTAGGTTACAATAATGAACAATATGGATCAATGTATTTTCAAAGAACATTAGAAGATTGGGCTGCTTTTGATATAAATAATAGAACTAAACATGATGCTTCGATAAGTTCAGGTTTAGCTATTATGGCTTGCAATAAAAATAAATATAGACCAGTAGCTGAAGTTATTAAAGAAAAAGTAAATTTAAATTTTTCTAAATATGACAATAAAGGTTATAAATCAAAAATAATAATAAATGATTAATACAAGTACTAATAGTTCATTTCCAAGCCAGGTGGTACCTGTCGCGGAAAAGCTTAGTTGGGAATATGGCTTAAAAGTA